AGTTCTTGAGCATTGGTCCAAAGATTCTGTTGTAGATGATACTGAACCTTCACGCGAAATAATTCGCGTCCCAGTTCTTCATAGCAAATATCTAAACATCATGTCGAATCATAAACTCGCATCAAAAAAGGCATTCTTTGATTACAATAGAATGCGTAGATTGAAGTGGGAATATTATACCGGTAAGATGTCCCAAGAAGAACTAGAGGAACACGGTTGGGAACCTTTTCGTTACACCCTTAAATCCGATGTGACTACATATCTAGAAGCAGATAATGATTTGATTCGTCTTCTAGAAAAAAAAGTTTATCATGAAGAAGTCGTTAGTGTCTGTGAAGCAATACTAAAAGAACTGAACAATAGAACATGGCAGTTACGGGAACACATGACACATGAACGATTCATCCAAGGCGCAAGATAAAATACTTGTCAGAAAACAAGACGAAGTATATGCGATAGTAGAATGTGAAAGACACCTACTGAAAGAGATTTCAGAGTATTTCACATTCTACGTTCCAGGATATCAATTCACTCCAGCATTTAGAAAACGTATCTGGGACGGAAAAATACGTTTATTTGACCTAAGAACAAACACTCTATATCTAGGACTTCTTTCTTATATAGAAGCATTTGCAGAAGAAAGAAATTACTCAATCGAATATGATGATCCTAGGCCGGACTTAACTGAAGATTATTCTCTTGTTCTAGCAAAAAAATTCACCGACGAACTAAATATTCATGGACGCGGACAACCAATAGAAGTCCGCGACTATCAGTTAAAAGCCTTTGTGCATACAATGAGGCACAAAAGAGCATTATTATTATCCCCGACCGCATCTGGTAAATCATTGATGATATATCTCATTATACGTCAAATGATAGACTATAAGAATTACAAAGGGTTAATAATTGTTCCAACTACTTCTCTTGTTGAGCAACTATATTCCGATTTCGCGGATTATTCGTCTGCAAATGGTTTTGATGTTGAAGACAATGTTCACAAAGTATATCAAGGAAAAGATAAATACTCAAGTAAGAAGTTAATTATTTCCACATGGCAGTCTCTTTATCAACTACCGAAGGAGTATTTTCAGCAGTTTGATTATATCATAGGAGACGAAGCGCACCTCTTCAAAGCACAATCTCTCACAACAATCATGACAGCATGTACTAATACGAAATATCGTATTGGTCTTACTGGAACACTTGATGGTACTAAGACTCACAAACTTGTGCTTGAAGGGCTGTTTGGTCCAGTAGAAAAACTTATCACAACCAAGGAGTTAATTGATAACAAACAACTAGCAGACTTTCGTATTAAGTGTTTGGTTTTAAAACATAATGAAGAAGTCTGTAAAGAATTGAGTAAAAAACCATATCAGGAAGAAATTGATTATATTGTTGGATGTGAAGATAGAAATAAATTCATAAAAAATCTAACACTATCATTAGGTAGGAATACCTTAGTTCTATTTCAATATGTTGACAAGCATGGTAAAATCCTGTATGATTTAATATCTAATTCTAAAAATTTAAATAATAGAAAAGTATTCTTTGTTCATGGTGCAACAGATACCGATGACAGAGAAAATATTAGAAAAATAATGGAAAAAGAAAATGATGCTATTGTTGTCGCTTCTTTTGGAACTTTCAGTACTGGCATTAATATTAGAAATCTTCATAATATTATTTTTGCAAGTCCGTCAAAATCAAGAATACGTAACCTCCAAAGTATCGGAAGAGGACTCAGACAATCAGAAGGAAAAGAAATAGCAACATTGTATGACATCGCTGATGATTTAAGAGTAGGTATGCACATGAACTATACTCTAAAACATTTTGTTGAACGGGTCAAGATATATAATGAAGAACATTTCCCCTATAAACTCTATAAGATAGGACTAAAAAATGCATAACATAAAAATGTTCAGATTAAAATCAGGAGTCGATATTATCGCAGAAGTTATTAACGAGGATGGTTTTACTTTTAAAATAAAAGAACCACTTGTAGTTGAATTATCTACTGATTCAAAGACAGATAAAGATTACTGCAATATGTATGCATGGCTACCTTATCAGATATTAGCATCAAATGAAGTAACATTAGATAGAAACGATGTTTTGTTTGAAATGATTCCTAGCGAAGACTTCTTTGAATTTTATGAAGTTCAGCTACAGAAATTAGAAATTCGTGATGAATTAAGTGATAAGATGGAGAATATGTCAGATAAAGAACTTATGAAAATGTTTCAGTTATTTCAACTTAATCCAGAACAACATAAGCTACACTAATTAAATCCATTTATCAACATCAATCGGGACATACTCATTGTATACCCGCATCAAGCACTTGTCAAGAGGAAACTGTGAAAAATTATGGTAAATATGAAAAAGACACATTACGTAAACAACAAAGATTTTTTGAAGGTATTGGTAGAATACAAGGAAAAATGCAGACTAGCAAAAGAAAACGATAAACCAAAGCCACCAATACCAAACTATATAGGCGAATGTTTCCTTAAAATCGCAGAAGGATATTCGCATAGACCAAATTTTATCAATTATACCTATCGTGAAGAAATGATATCCGATGGTATTGAAAATTGTTTGATGTATTTTGAAAACTTTGATCCAAACAAATCAAGTAATCCGTTTGCTTACTTTACTCAGATTATTCATTATGCTTTTCTCAGACGAATTGATAAAGAAAAAAAGCAACTATACGTTAAATATAAATCTACAGAACATATTGGTATAATGGATGAATTTGAAATGTTGGAGTTTGATGATGGTACCTCAAGACAATTTGAACTGTACGATAACATTTCCGAGTTCATCCACAACTACGAGGAAACTCGAAAGAAAAAGAAAAAGGCAAACAAGCCAAAAGGGCTTGAAAATTTTGTTGAAGGAGAGTAAGATGAAAGTAGGAAAAGTAGGATTCGTGGCGTCTTGTTTTGATTTGTTCCATGCGGGACATATCATGATGTTGAAAGAAGCAAAAACACAATGCGATTGGTTGATAGTTGGTCTTCAGTCTGATCCTACTATCGATAGACCCAATAAAAATAAGCCTATCCAATCCATTTTTGAAAGATTTGTGCAGTTAGATGCATGTAAGTATGTTGATGAGATTGTTGTGTATGCATCAGAAAAAGACTTGCTAGACCTTCTGTTGTCATATAAAATAGATGTACGCATTGTTGGTGAAGAATATAGAGATAAAGATTTTACTGGTAAAGATTTAGGTATACCAATTTATTATAACAGTCGTAAACATAGTTTTAGTACAACTGAACTTAGACAAAGAGTAAGTCAAAAAGAAGGAGTGAAGATTGCAAATCTGTCTAATAACCGACCAGCACTTTGGGGCTCGCAATGATTCGGTCAATTTTTTAGATTATTATGAAAAGTTTTATCGGAACGTATTTTTTCCGACACTAAAAGAAAGAAACATAAAGACAGTATTGATTCTTGGTGACACGTTTGACCGTAGAAAATATATTAATTTCTATTCGTTGAAACGTGCAAAAGAAATGTTTTTTGATATTCTTGCACAAGAGAATATTCAAGTTCATATGCTTGCTGGGAATCATGACACATATTATAAGAACACGAACGAAGTAAATTCTGTTGATTTGCTTTTGCGTGAATATAATAATATTAGTGTCATAGATTCTCCGCAAGTAATTCATCTCAATTATCAAGATGAATCGGACGATGTTTGTATGATTCCTTGGATGTGTGCAGAGAATTACACACAGTGTCTTGATGTGATGAAGCATACGAAAGCAACCATTTGTTGTGGTCATTTTGAGATTGAAGGATTTGCAATGTACAGAGGTACTCATTCGGAAGAAGGTTTGCCTCAAAATCTATTTCAAAAATTTGATATGACATTCTCTGGTCATTATCACCATAAATCAAATCAAGGTGGTATTCATTATCTAGGTAATCCATATCATTTGACATGGCAAGACTATGGTGATCCGCGAGGGTTTCATATTCTTGATTTGAAGACTAGGAAACTTGATTTCATTTTGAACCCATACGAAATGTTTATTCGTTTGGTCTATGATGATAAGAAGAATGACATTACTACAATTGCATCACAAGAATTCTCTGAATATGAGAATAAGTACATCAAGGTTGTGGTTGTTAATAAGACAAATCCATATCTGTTTGATGTATTCATTAATAATATCTATCAAGCAGGTCCGGCAGATGTTAGTATCGTAGAAGACTTTTCTGCCTTGACAGAAGGCGTGGATGATGATATAGTAGAACAAGCAGAGGATACTTTGACTATCCTAAATGCATTTGTTGATTCTATTGAACACGAAAACATCGACGGAAACAAATTGAAAACTGTTCTAAAAGAACTTTATGTGGAAGCACTTAATCTAGAGCAAGCATGATTACATTTGAAAAAGTAAGATGGAAGAACCTGCTAAGTACAGGTAATTTTTTCACTGAAATTAATTTAACGCGTTCACCGAACACACTTATCATTGGTAATAACGGTTCAGGAAAGTCAACTATTCTTGATGCGTTGACCTTTGGTCTTTTTGGTAAACCTTATCGTAAGATTAACAAGCCACAACTTCTAAATTCAATCAATGGCAAAGACTGCCTCGTTGAAGTGGAATTTAGTATCGGCAACAAAAACTATAAGGTCGTTCGTGGAATCAAACCTAATGTGTTTGAAATCTATGTTGACGGTAAGATGATTAATCAAGATGCAGCATCTAGAGACTATCAAGAAGTTCTAGAGAAGAGCATTTTAAAACTTAACTATAAATCATTCACTCAAATTGTTATTCTTGGTTCTGCATCATTTACACCATTTATGCAATTGTCGGCATCTGACCGCAGAGCAATTATCGAAGACCTTCTTGATATTCAGATTTTCTCGTCAATGAATACTCTATTGAAGCAAAGAGTCGTTCAAATTAAAGATACAGCAATTCAGTTGAAATATGACCTAGACCTAACTGAAGAAAAAATCAAGATGAAACTTCAGTATCTTGAGGAGAACGAAAAGAATAAAGAAGAAGAAATTGCGGCAAAGCAAAAAGAATTAAAAGAAAATGAAAATCATATAATCGAACTTCAATCTGAAATTGAGACAATTCGAAAGACGATTGATAATTTGATGCAGGATATTTCAGATAAAACATTAGTTGAATCTAAGAATAAAAAACTTATTCAATTGGAATCAAAAATCGAAAATAATATTTCAAAGATTGAAAAAGATATTGAGTTCTATCACGATAATGATAACTGTCCTACCTGCAGGCAGAATATTGAAGAAGAGTTCAAATCAAATCAAATCAAAGAAAGACAATCAAAAGTAGAAGAACAGAAAAAAGGACTGGATCAGATAAAGGAAGAAATCACAGCGATTGATACTCGCATTGAAGAAATCGTAAAAACAACTAAAGATATAAATCATCAAAGCTCAGAGATTGTAAAGCATAATTCTTCAATGTTTGCTATCAATAAGTACATTGCAAAATTAAATGATGAAATAAAAAATCTGTCTTTGAAGAAGATTGCTTCAGTAGACGAAGATGAACAACTAAAAGAGTTGAATCTGAAACTCGAAAAGTTAAAAGACCAGCAAAAAGAAATTTCAAATGAAAAGCAATATTACGATTTTGCTACAAATTTATTAAAAGACACAGGAATCAAAACAAAAATCATCAAGCAGTATTTACCCATAATTAACAAGTTGATTAATAAATATTTGACCTCAATGGACTCGTTTATTAATTTTAACTTGAATGAGAGTTTTGAAGAAACAATCAAATCTAGACATAGAGATGATTTTAGTTATCATAACTTCTCTGAGGGTGAGAAGATGCGTATTGACCTTGCAATTCTGTTCACATGGAGACAGATAGCAAAGTTGAAGAATAGTACAAATACAAATCTATTGATTCTTGATGAAGTGTTTGATAGTAGTCTTGATGTTGGTGGTACAGAAGAATTTCTAAAGTTGATGTATGATATTGGAAATGATACAAATGTATTTGTTATCAGTCATAAGGGAGACCAGTTGTTCGATAAGTTCCGCTCGGTCGTTCGATTTGAAAAGAAAAACAATTTTAGTAGGATAGCATAATGAGTGATAATATTTTAGTCTTTAATACAGAAGATGCAACAAAAGGAAGAATTCAACCTCAAAAAATTAAAGTTTTTGATTTGGTTGAAGAAAATCATCCTATTCTGAAAGAAAAGATGCAGGATTTTGATTTCGAAAATCCACCATACAATCCTAATGAATTCGCTTCAACATTAGTTGAAACTTGTAAGAAAAATAAAGGATTGGGACTTTCTGCTAATCAGTGTGGATTTAAATTTAGAGTTTTTGTTATGGGTGATCCTGAAGGTGAATATGTTGCATTCTTTAATCCTAAGATTTTAGACCAATCTTTGGAAGAGGTACATATGTCAGAAGGATGTTTATCTTTCCCACAATTGTTCCTAAATATAACTAGACCAGAAAGCATTATCGTCGAGTATCAAGATTTTATGGGCGAGAAGAAGAGTGCAAGATTTTCTGGATTGTCCGCTAGAGTGTTTTTGCACGAATATGACCATATGAACGGCGTTGTATTCACTAAGAGAGCAAAGCCTCTAGCATTACAAACAGGAATGAAGAAGAGGAAAAAACTTTATGATAGATTCCGAAAAGCAACAAAAGCCGTGGCAGCACGGGTACGAACTTGATTATCTTAAATCGTTAGAGAAACTATACGAAGATTATAATAAGTATAGTCTATCACCTTTTACTGCATATAAGAAAAATAACATAGCACAGGACCTTCATGAAGGCAATATAGTATTCGAGGACGAAGGTTCGTACACTTATCACTTGACAAAAGTGAGAAGACATATTACAATGTATCAAGATATCGCAATAGGCACTAAAGAAAAAGACGATATCGTAATTACCAATCTTAGAGGAACAGACAAGTTCATAAAAAAATTCTGTGAAGGTATACAGACAAATCAATCAAACGCAGTCTGGTTATTCATCTGGGAAGAAGATAATCAAACAAAAAGTATTATTGAAAAGTGTTTTACCAAAGCAGGAAGCAAGATTACCTCTTTTGGTGAGATTTTTGGTGTATACTTTAAAGATGCGAAGAATACATTGTTCCCAAGAGAACTGCCTAAGATTGATGCAACACACAACGTTGCAATCAATAAGATTTGTGATGTGAATATTGAACTAATTGAATCAATAAAAAATAAATTAGAATCTCTTAATATTGAATTTCAGAATCACTATAGTAATTACAACAAAGGCAAATCTTGGTCAGCAATATCACTAAGAGGATATACGCCTGATATTATGCGTATTGAAAAACCTATTGAAATGAACGATAAATGGAAAGAGGAACATAAAAATGAACATTTTGAATTGCAAGACACTTATCTTAGAGAAGTTTTTCCAGAAGTCAACCAACTCATCGAACGTTTTGGATTACAAGAACTACATCGGATCCGTTTTATGTCTCTTGCTCCTGGTGGTGGTGAACTCAGTAGACATACTGACCAAGTCGATCCTGATTCAGGCGGTTCTATCGGTAAACTTGCTCGCTTGCACTTTCCTATTGTTACCAACGACAAAGTTGAATTTAATGTATGGGAACCAAACGGAAACAGAAAATCAGTAAACATGAAAGTGGGTGAGTGTTGGTTCCTAGACACTCGCAAACCACATATGGTAGTAAACAATGGTAATGAAAAACGAATTCATCTTGTGATTGATGTTGTGACAAACGAAACATTAAGGAATCATATTTTATCATGACGCAATGGTTTTATGAAAGAAATACTGAACTATTAGAGTCTTCTGTAAATAGAACATTTGAAGAAATTCTATGGATGTCAAAGGATGAATTTCGTCAATGGGTTATTGATTTGAGAAAGACCATAGTTGACCTTTGGGACAATAAGAATCTTCCTCCGCGAGTTGGTTTTGATAAGCAAGGCATTATAGACCAATTCAATCAAATGGAAAGTTTTTCTGTTCGTGATTTTGAATGTATTGATGAACTCACGGGAGAAAAAGATGTCATTCGTAACACAAGTGTAATTGGTAATGCAGTCAATCAATGGTTTCCTACTATGATGAAGACTCGCATCAACTACACAAAGAAGGATGACGGTAAGTCCATCTATGATTATTTTGCAAAGGAAGAACTTCTTGAAACGTTCATCACTTACGCTAGTCGTCATTTTAAGCGCGATTCTTTTTATCACTACTCACATGTCACCAAGGCAAATGACAAATCATACTACGGTCACCTTCCCGTAGCATCTGATGGTGTATCTTGGGTAAAAGAATTTGAAGATAAGTTTCGACAACGCGGAGAATATGATTACTGGTTGCAACCAAAAGAACTTGATTCTGAATATACTGGTTATAGTGAAGAATTAAGAAATACAAAATACTTAACGATTCATAAAGATGATATTGAGTCTCTTAATATTCCTTTAACATCCAAAACTAACGTTGACTACAATAAGTCAGAGCATTATGCTATTCGTCCGTTTAAGTTTGGTCAAAAACTATTCCCTATCGGTCTAAAGGCATTTAGAGTTTCATTTTGCCAATATGCTGTAAATTTTCCTCCATTAACTGCTAAATACCTCTATGAAAGATTTACTGAACACATTAAAGAGCAACCTACTATTCGCATCTACGACCCTTCTTCAGGTTGGGGTGGCCGTCTTCTTGGTGCCATGTCTGTTCGTGATGACCGTCATATCTTTTATATTGGCACTGATCCTAATACTGACCACAACACTTCTGATGGACGCACAAAATATGACGAAATCGCTGACTTTTATAGGCAGGCGGTAAACAAAGGAGGACTGTGGGCAAACGAATATTCGCATACAAAAACAAAGATTTTCCAACTTGGTTCGGAAGTGATTCGAAACAATGAAGAGTTTCAGAAGTTCAGAGGCAAACTTGACCTCGTGTTTACATCCCCACCGTATTTCGCAAAAGAAGCATATTCGGAAGACCCTACTCAATCATATAAAAAATTTGGTCAATATGAGGAATGGCGTGAAGGATTCTTACGCCCTACCCTTGAGACTGCTGTTGAATGGTTACGTAATGACCGTTATCTTCTTTGGAATATTGCTGATGCTGTGTTCGGAGGCGACATGCTTCCTCTTGAAGAAGATAGCAGAAAAATTCTTGAATCACTAGGAATGAAATACAAAGGCAAACTAAAAATGTCTCTTGCTCAGATGCCTGGTGGTAATAGAGTAGATAGTGAAACTGGTTTACCAAAAGCAAAAAACTTTTGTAA